AGTTATGGGCTCCTTACACCCCCATGGAGACGCATCTATCTACAATGCTATGGTGCGTTTAAGTCAGCCATGGAAAATGAGATATCCTCTTGTAGAAATACAAGGTAATAACGGGTCTGTTAACGGCGACCCTGCCGCGGCTTCACGATATACTGAAGCTAAACTTAGTGCAATAGGACAGTTAATGTTAGAGGGAGTTGATCCCGATATCGTGCCCTTTGTGCCAAACTTTGATGAAACACTATTAGAACCTGTTATTTTGCCAAGTAAGTTTCCAAACATTTTATGTAATGGGAATGAGGGTATTGCAGTGGGAATGAGTTGCGGCACTATGCCTCACAACTTAAATGAAGTCGTTAATTTGCTTAAAGCAACAATAGACAACAGTAATCTTACAGTTGAAGAAGCTATGACCTATTTACATGGTCCAGACTTCCCACTTGGTGGCACAATCATTAATGGTTATAAGCTACCTGAAATATATAAAACAGGCAGAGGAACAATAATTCTACAAGCAAACTCAGAAATAGATTATGGAAAGAAAAGAATAACGTTCACAAACTTTCCTTATCTAGTTGATGTTATGAAGATTATTAAATCTGTTAAGAAAATGGTTATTGAAGATAACGATCCTGATATAGAAGACCTTGAGAACAATGTTGGTGCTGGTTATTTAACAATTATATTGAACAAAAAATCAAACCCTGATGCTGTCTTAAAAAGACTTTATGAACAAACGCCTTTACAAAAGACTATTAAGGTTAATCAAACAATTATTAGCGGAGGAGTGCCAATGACACTATCACTGCTAGGATTGGTTCGTCAATATCTTTCTCAACAGCATACTGTTCTAATGAATGCCGCTGCAAAAGAACAAGGGAAACAAGACCATATCGCTCACATTCAAAAAGGGTTACGATTGGCAACAGTAAAGATAGAAGAAGTTATAAAAATTATTAGAAACAGTGATGATAAAGATATAGCAAAGAGTTCAATTATTGAGCTTTTGGGCATTGATGAAATGCAAGCCGATGCAATATTAGCATTAAAACTTAGTAGTTTAACTCGTCTTGATGTAAACAATATCAATGTAAAAATAGATAATGCGGAAAAAGAAAGCCTATATCAAGCATCTATTATTCAAGATAAAAATGTTAGAAATAATTTAATTAAAAATTCATTAACCGCTATGGCGAGTAAATATGGCGACAGTCGACGTACTAAAATAATTATTGGCAGTGAAGAGGCGGTTGCCGAAAGAGCAAAACCTATTCCGTCAATGTTAACCCTGTTCGAAGATGGAGAGATTACAAAAACTCCTATCGAACAATTTATAGAAGTGTCTAAAAAGACTAAGAGCAATCCTGTCTTTTGGACGTATGACAAAGGTTTCAATAGTGCCGTTCTTAACAAAGATGGAAGCACTAGTGAGATATATAGTAGCAGTGAGTCTAATCAATTCTTGTTTATCTGGGACGACACTAAAGATTATATCGTTACCATCTCTAAAGGCGGTGTAGTCAAAAAGAGTCAAATGTCACAATACAAGAATATCAAAAAACTTTGTAAACCAAAGAAAGATGACTCAATTATTCGTGCATATTGCGTAGATGATGATGACATTCTTATCCTCTTGTTAGAAAATCAAAAAGTCAATGTCGTAAAAGTAAAAGATATTGATACCACTGATAAGTTAACAGTTGGAAAAAAGCAAACAGTAGTTGGCGTAACTGACGCCACGGCAGCATCTCAGAACGGAACCTATTTTACCTTAAACGAAAGTGGACAGGTTAAACAAGGAAGCTGTGAAGAGCTAGCTGAACACAATGGTGCGGTTGCTATCAATGAATCTGTAGCTATAGGTTCATGTCACGACAATATGTTTTACAAATCTGGTACGAAAGTAGAAAGCGTTGACTGGCGTGCAATTCCAGTCAAAAGCAAATCAGCCGTTGGTGCAAAAATCAATTCAAAAAACATAAATTATGTTGGCTAAAAATTGCAGTTTAGAGAAAAAAGCGTTATAATATTATTATAAAGAGTTAGGAAACAATAAAAACAAGCGAATGCTTATCCTAGCTTATCATGTAAAGGAGGAAACTAAACATGGCAGAAAAAATTAAAAAGGAATTAGCCTTAACACCTAAGATGATCGCAATCATCGGTTTTATGAGAGCAGAAGGAGCAGAGAATGCATACTTCGCATCAGACATCGCTGATGGCACAGGATTATCAGCAAAATCAGTAAGCCCCGTATTGACAGGAATGTTCAATAGAGGACTTGTTGTCAAAGCCGATGCTAGCAAAGAAGTTGTTGGCAAAGCTGGTCCCGAAGTCCGTATCTATAAGACATACACTCTTACAGACCTTGGCTGCGAAATTAGTCTTGAACCCGTAGTTGCCTAAGCAACCACAAAAGACATTACGACATTACGACATTACGACATTACTACAATTACCTTAAAAAACCTATCGGGTCTAAGGCGTACCCTAAAACGCCTTCATCAATTTAATAATAATAAATAAGAAAAGAAATAAACAACAAATAAAAAGAAAAGAGGAAACAATATGTCAGAAATAGAAAAAATCAATAAGTGCTACTTTACGGGCACTTTAGTAGACGTCAAAGATGGTAAGGAACTCGAATATACAGATAAAAAGACTGGCGCTCAAGTCAAAGCTTTTGCTGGTACATTCGTCTTGAAATGCTTACTTGGCGACAAAGAAAATCCAAAAGAAACCCTAGTTGAATTACACAACTTCACTAAAGAAATAACACAAGCTGGTAAGGTTAATAAAGCCTATGCCGCCCTTGTAGGTTATGAATCTTATATTGGTAAGCGTGTTGTTCTTGGTGGTGCGTCAATCGCTGAAAAGAGATTTTACAGCACTAAATCGGGTCAATTAATCTCAATTAATCAATTTAGCTTTAGCTTTATCGGGAATGCGAAAGCAGACTCTCAAGATAGTGCAACATTTGATTTCTCAGGTTTTGTAAAGAGAGAGCTTCATGAAGTTACTGATGCTCAAGGCGAATTAGTTAAATATGCTATTACATTAGCTCAAGCAAACTATAAGGAAGATGACTTAGTTGTTGTTGACTTTACAGTTCCAAAAGATAATGCTGAGTCAATTAACTATATGACAAAGAACTACACCACTGCATCTACCGTTCACATTACGGGAGAGTTCCAAACAACTGTAGAGGTTGTTGAGAATAAAGATGAAGATGTTGTTTTTGGTACAGCCGCAACTAAAGTCTATAACAGAGTTCACAAAGACCTTGTCATCAAGAGCGGTGATAAAGTCATCACTGGAGAGACTCAATATCCTAAGGCTCTTATAGCTACCTTAGCTAAAAACTACAACGCTAATGGCGAAGCCATCGTTGAAGAAGCTAAAACAAGAACTACTGAACCTGTAAAAGGTAATGCTGGTGCTTCACACTTAAGAGATAACGAAAGTAATTTCAGTGACGAAGATTCCTTAGCTGGACTTTTATAGAAACAAACATACGGTGCGTAGAGTGAACAACCTACGTGCCGTTTTACTAAATAGAAAAAATAAAATAAAGAAAGGAAGAAAAGAAAATGGATTTAACAAATTTAGAACCAACAAAAGTAAACCCCAGCCTTGCTGGTAAAAACTTCTTGTTCTATGGCGAGCCTGGTACTAGAAAGACCTCAGTCGCCTGTAAGTTCCCTACACCCTTAGTAGTCCAGACAGAAAATGGTACAAAGTTTATTAACGGAGTATATACTGTCTTGATTACAAATTGGAATGAAGCTGTACAGCTTAGAAGAGAATTAGAAAAAGAAGAAGTAAGAGCAAAGTTTGAGACTATTGTGTTTGACCGTATTGACACTTTATATGGCTTATGCTATGACTATGTTTTAAAGCAACTCGACATTACAGACCCTTCACAGTTAGGATATGGTGCCGCTTGGACTGCAATAAAAAAAGAATGGAATAAGTTTATAAATGTAATTGAAAATCAAAACTATGGAAACATATTTATCTGCCATGACAAAGATATTCTTAACAAGAAAATGGAAGTAATTGGTACGAAAATACAACTTGAAAACACAGGCGCTATAGCAATTAGAGGTCTTACAGATTTCATTATTAATTTGAAAAAAGAGGAAGGCAGCGTTTATGCCTATACCAACTTAGATAACGTTGAAACAAAAAGTCGCGCACCTTACCTTGCAAGTAGATTTGAATTCACCTTTGAAAACCTAGAAAAAGAACTTTCCCTTGCTGTCCAAAAACAACAAACTATGGAAGGTATTATACTAGAAGTAAAAGAGAATAAAAAAATTGAACAAAGAAGTTTTGAAGACATTAGAGATAGTGTCGTAACAAAAATCAAAGAATTAATGACAACTAAAAGCCCTCATTTACAAGAAGTTGGCGATGTAATTAAGAGACAAATACCAGACTATAAGATTACTGAAGCTCCTCCTATGTATTATGAGCAAATGTTAGTTATAGAAACCTATATATTATCATTAGGATAAAACCAGAAAGGAAACGAAATATGTTTTCACGACTTGACTTAGAAGAAAGAATTAAGAAGTTATATGAAATAGATGATATAACCCCTATGATGAAAACTCAAATAGATCGTTTCATACGTACAGATGGCATGAGTTATAGAGATATAGCTCGTGCTCTGGCGTATTTTTGCGTTATATTGGGAAATAAACCAGAGTTGAAATTTGGTATAGCGATTGTGCCTTCTGTAAAAGAGGCTGCGAACGCATTCTATGATGAAAAAGCGAGACAAATAAAAAAACAAGAAGCCGACGTTGCCAGAAAAAAATTAAAAAATGACAACAATATTATTATATGCAAAACCGTGTCGACAAAAAGACACAAAGAAAACAAAATAGACTTATCCGTTATTACAGGGGAGGACACAGATGAATAAAGAACTGTTCGACTCTAATGCCGCAATGTACTTGTTGGGCTATATCATGCAGGACCCCGCAATATTGCGAAACACAAAATTCTTACTAACCTTAAACGATTTTACAAAACAAGTACATAAGATTGTATTTGGTGCCATGTCAAACTTAGCAGCCGACGGCGCATCTCAAATACATGCACAAGATGTAGATTTATATATCGCTCAATACAAGCAACAATATGAGACTTACAATAAAAATGATGGTTTAAAGTTCTTAAATAATTTAGAGCAATTAAAATTAAGTGACGATGAGGCGCAATTTGCGACTCGATACAAAAGAGTAAAGAAGTTTACTGTTTTAAGAGAAATGGAAGCTGTTGGAATAGACACAACCACCTTATACAACCCAAACGTAGACTATTTAAAATTAAAAGATGAAGATCAAAAACTAGATGAAATGAGTTTAGATGAGGTAGTAGATAAAGTTAGATTAAAGTTAGCAAGAATTGAAAAAAACAACATCAATAAAGATGAAGAATACTTTCAACCTGCCGCTCAAGGCTTAAGAGAGTTAGTAGCGAACTTAAGAGAAACGCCAGATATCGGTGCGGGATTAGAGGGAGACCTCTTTAACTCAATCGTTAGGGGTGCGCGTCATGGGAAGTTTTATCTAATGAGTGCTCCTCAATCACACGGTAAAACCCGTATGATGATTGGAAATGCTTGTAGACTATCTATGCCAAGAATTGAAAAAGGTAAAGTTGTTATCAACGCACCTTTACAAAAAGTACTTTATATAGCAACAGAACAATTACCAGATGAAATACAAACAATGATGCTTGCTTACGTAAGTGGAGTTCCAGAAGACAAAATACTATATGGTATCGGTATTACGGCAGAAGAAGAAAAACTTATAGAACAGGCTGAAGATATTATTGAAAAATATAGTAATAACTTCTATATAGATATGATGAGCAGTCCTACTATCCCTCAGATGCGTTCAAGGATATTAGAGCAAGTCTTAGACAAAAAACTAGATGCCGTTTTCTATGATTATATCTTCATTCCTAGTGATGACGGAGACAGTGCAAAACGAAACTTTAGAACCGACCAAATG